AATTGTATCTTCTGTTATAATTGGTATTTCTTGATTGTTATGATACTTTTGAAGCACCCATAATCTCAATAAAAAATATGAGTTTGTAGTTATTGTGTTTGTTCTTGAAACTGCGTCATTAATTCTCTCTAAAACATCAATCGGTAAATCTGATTTTATAATTTTCTGTACTGGAAGTTTTATACACCGATATTTATCGGGTGGTTTTACCTTTTCATACATTATATAGTTACTTAATATTTTATTTTTAAGTAATTATACGCAGAATTGCTAAATCTAATAATCTTCATCTTGTGAAAAAATAATTTTTTTTGTTTCGTCTAAAAATATAGTATGTTCGTATTGTGCTGTATAACCATTTGATACGCATAGCGGTGGATATTCAAATAGATTTTCATTTTTAACTAATATATTCAGGTGTGTATTCATATTTGGTAAATCATTTAAAAACCTACTTGAAAATGGTAATGTTTTGAAGTCATGTTTTATTTTATTGTAAAATTTTTTACTACTTTCCAGTTTGAATGTTGGTGTCATATTAGGATTAATTCTAAATATATTTGAAATTCCAGTTTCATCTGCTATATCCATATTTGTAGAACCAAAAGTTTCAATTGCATAAACACCTTCACTAAATCGTTTGTGTGTTATATTTGGATCCGGATATGACGGCAAAAAATACCCCCCATGTATAATTCCTTTTTGAATATTATGTCCTCCGAGATTTCTGATAGGGTGTATATCATATGCTTCCATAACTTCCTTAATTGAATTGGACCACTCCATTATGTCTACATCAATCCCAGCATTTTTTATTCCTGTATATGTTGCTTCCTTAACAGCATTATTCAAAATATCGTGTTTGTCATTAAAATATAATGTAAAGGCAGAATCAATTATCCATTCATTTACTTCAATTCCAAAATCAACCTTAATTATATCATCTTTTTTCAGTATTGTAGTATCATTTGGAGGTGGATGGTAATGTGCTGCACATTCGTTTATTGATAACCCGACTGGAAAACCAATTCCTTTATTTATAGAATGTTTTGGGTCAGAATATTCAATTGTTTTTCTTTCAATAAATTCTGCAATTTCCAATAATTTAATTCCAGGTTTAATTATTTTTTTAACATCATTTCTAACTTTTTTATGAATACTACCTGCTATTTCTAATGATTTGATTATTTCACTCTTATCATTCATTTTTTCAGTCATAAATAATACTATATAATAATATTTAAACCATTATTTATTACTAATTATCCTTATTTTTCATTTCCTCTTTCTTTTTCAAATAATAATTCCGTCTATATTCTTTCAACTTTTCGGGATTATCTTCTTTCAACTTCTTTAAATAAGTCGCACCTTGCTCTTTTATCTTATCTTTATTTTTTTCATAATATCGTTTGTGATTATCTCCGTTTGTGTATTTTTTAAGTTTTTCTTCTAAATCTTTGACCTTTTCTTTTAGTTCCGTATTTTCCTGTTGTATGATATCAATATCCATTATGAATAATAATATTATATAAGTTAATTTTAAATAATTTATATATATTCACTTTCCCAAATTGTAATTAAATTATATCCTTGACTTATTATTATGTTTTCTCGTTGTTTTGTTTCATTATATAAATCTCCAAATGATTTTTTGATTATTGGGTGTATATCATTTTGATTATATTTTGATATATTCCCGTGCCAAAAGTCACCATAAAATTCATATACTGTATTTGAAGTTTCACAAAATCCATCAAATTTAAATAATCTGTCATTTATTTTTATCTTTTTTTCTCCAATATTTCCAGCGTGTTGGATAAATATATTTTCAGTTTTTGAAATTTCATCTAACCATTTTATTGAAATTTTAGAGAAACATCCAATTGCACATTTTTGACAGCCACTACCATTTAAATGGTCATTTGGAGATTGAAAAAAAATACCATGAATTTTACAAATTATTTTTATATGTTCTCGTGTTCCCAAATAATTACTTTGTGAATAGTCATAAATATTTTTATGAACTATATTTGATTTAATTATGAAATTATCTGTATTTCTTACTATGTTTGAACATTTCTGACATCCATAACCACTTAAATGATATTGAGGTATTTGCTCAAATATACCATGTATTTTACATTTTATTTTTATTTTTGTGTTTATATTATGATATTCTGTAATTGAATAATCATATAAATCTAAATATATTTCATTTGCTTTTTGTATAAAGGTTTCAGTTGTATATCTAAAATTTTTACAACATTTTGGACATTTTTGACCTGATAAATGATTTCCAGGTAATTGTAAAAAATTGCCATGATTTTTACAAATAATACAAACTTTCGTATTCATATTTTTATATATTACTTCTGAATAATCATAAATATCATTATGTATTATTTTTGCTTTTTTTATAAAAATATCAGTTGATAATTTTGCCGGTTTTGTGCAATTTGGACATCCTTGATTACGAACCAAATGGTCATAATAATGTTTTTTGAATATTCCGTGTTCTTTGCATTTTATTATTATTTTTGATTTAGTTTCTGTTCTGTCAATATCGATATATTCATATAAATTATTATAAATTATTTCTGCATCTTTTCTTATCTGCTCAATTGTTTTCATTTTATACTATTTATAAAAATGTCTTTAAATATATTTTTATAAAAATAACATAGAAGAATTATCATCCAGAAACAAATTCTATTGAGGAATTTTTTAGTCAGTTAAAACATTACATTAAAAAGCAAAGTCCAAATACATATGAAGACATATATAAGGTTATAAAAGATACATTACAAAATAAAATACAAAAGAAACATTTGACAAATTACTTAAAACATAGTTATAGAATATATATATAAATAAGTTTTGCTTTGTCTCATTTTTCTTTTCGGTCGGTGTAATTTCATTGTAAAAAAATGATTTAAAAATATTCAGATAATTATTATAATAATTATTATAATGCCAATAAAAAAATGTATCGAACCGGATTGTAAAAAAGGTGCACGAGGAAAATCCGATAAATGTGTCGCACACGGCGGCGGAAAGCGTTGTAGCGAACCGGACTGTAATTCAAGTGCACAAGGCAAAACCGATAAATGTATTACACATGGAGGTGGAAAACGATGTAATGAACCGAATTGTCATTCAAGTGCACAAGGTAAAACCGATAAATGTAAAGCACATGGAGGCGGAAAACGTTGTAGCGAACCAGATTGTAAAGCAAGTGCAAGAGACAAAACTGATAAATGTGTCGCACATGGCGGCGGAAAGCGTTGTATCGAACCGGATTGTAAAGCAAGTGCAGTAGGCAAATCCGATAAATGTATAGCACATAGCGGCGGAAAGCGTTGTATCGAACTGGATTGTAAAGCAAGTGCAGTAGGCAAATCCGATAAATGTATAGCACATGGAGGCGGAAAACGTTGTATCGAACCGGATTGTAAAGCAAGTGCACAAGGTAAAACCGATAAATGTATAGCACATGGCGGTGGAAAGCGTTGTATCGAACTGGATTGTAAAGCAAGTGCAGTAGGCAAAACCGATAAATGTATCGCACATGGAGGCGGAAAGCGTTGTATCGAACCAGATTGTAAAGCAAGTGCAATAGGTAAAACCGATAAATGTGTCGCACATGGAGGCGGAAAAAGATGTATCGAACCAGATTGTAAAGCAAGTGCACAAGGTAAAACCGATAAATGTATCGCACATCGAGGCGGAAACCGTTGTCCGAATTGTAAAGATTGGCCCGATTCAAGATGTGGATGTATAAAATATGATGGATATTGCGCAACTTGTTTCAAACGAGTATTTCCAGACGATGAAAGAAGCAAAATTATATATACTCAGACAAAAGAAATTATGGTTAGAAATGCAATCAATATAAATTTTGAAGGATTCATTCATGATAAACCATTATATACTATGAATTGTGATTGCACTCATCGTCGTCGTATAGATCATCTAAAATTGATAGGTAATACTATTTTAGCAGTTGAAACCGATGAATTTGGACATAGAGGATATAACCAAAAAGATGAAGAAATTAGATATGATGATTTATATATGATTCATAGTGGAAAATGGATATTTATTCGTTTTAATCCAGATGATAATATTAGTAAAGTAGATATTGACGATAAATTAAATAAATTGATTGAAACCATAAATGATTGTATTGACCGAATTGAACGAGAAGAAAACACAGAACTGTTAGAAATCATAAAGTTGTATTGCTAAATGGGTTTTCATTTGAAATGTGAAGAGTTCTTATTATATCATTTTGGTTGTAAGCTATGAATATCATCATTCAAGTAAAGATGGATTTTCATCTGGGAAAAAATACGGTGAAATTGATTTGAGAAAAGTTTTTTCTGAAAAGAATTTAATTTTAGATGAAAAATTACATGAATCATCTTAGTCATTTCATTTTTGAAAATATCTATAATAAAAGTCAATTAGTTAAATTATTCTCTTGAAATATGTAGAAAATATTTATTATCATTTTTACTACTTTCCTTTATCTTTATATTTTCTGATATTTTTCCACAATTTGATACAACATCTTTTATAATATCAATATTTACTTGATAAACTTCTTTATATTTACGATATTGGAACTTTTTCATAAACATTTTAGCACATTTTTCAACACTATCAATATCATCAGTCTCAAAATAATATAGTATATTTATATCATCAGATAATGGTGATTGATGTGATTTAAGTCGTTGTTTCAAATCTTTTGTTTTTCCTATTTTATATAGCGAATTATGAGGAGAATTTGGAGTTTCAAATACATAAATAACACCTTTTTTTGGATATACTTTTGGTTTTTGATTATTTTCTAATTTTTTTATTTTTTCTTGTAATCCTTGAATAATATAATCTTTATATTTGAATAATGTTTCTTCGACTTTAATAAAATATTCTCTAACTTCATTACCTTTTTTTGACTTTGTAAGCTGACAAACTTTTTTGAAACAAAATGGAGTTAAATATGTTGCCTTTAATGTATGACCACCTGAACCTTTTTTTTCTACTTTTGTTGAAATATGAATATAATCTATATTTTTTTTATAACTTTTTTTTAGTGTTTCACGCAATACTTTAATATTAACATTTAACCATTTTGTAATTTTTTTTAAATCAATTACAAAATCAGTTTCAGATGTATTGTAATTATATAAATTAAAAAAATCTTCAATAAATATATTTGAAATAGAAGTATATTTCTTTAAAAATTCTTTAATTTCCATATAATATATAAATATTTTAATTTTGACTTCCGGTTATCCAGAAGTCAAAATAATATTATTCTAAATAATCCAAAATAAATATATTTTATAAAAAAGTGGATAGAAGAAGTATTGATAGCGCTATCAAATCCAAAAGAATATATCGATAAATCAAGTGATTACAGCAAGAAATATATCAGAAATCCATATTATCATATATGTCATTAAGCACTGAAAAATATTTATGAAAATCATAAAAAGTTTTTCAATGGAGCAAAAATATATGATTGTAATGAAACAGCGTTTTATTATCAAAGAACTACACCGGACTTGAAATATCTATTCAAGAATAAATTTGATAAAAGTAAGCTCATGATAAAATTGACAAAAGGACACCGTCGAGAAATTGATTTACAACATTTTGATAAAAGCTTGGTTGCGTAATTATTCAAAAATTTATTTTTTAGAAATTCCTTTTTTCAAGATTAGATAAATATATATGACGCAACCTCCTAAAAAGAAGCCCGCATACAATAAAGGCGGGTATGGTTCTTTCAACGGCGAAAAGAACGTCCCCAAAAATAAAAATGTTCCACCGTCGCCACCACTTCCCCCGCGTGATGACGTCCAAATCTACGTAAATCCAAATAATCCAGCGGATTTTATTTTCTTGGATTATTCTCCTGCGCCTCCGGCGCCTCCAAAGGCTGTTCCAGCTCCGGGGCCTCCATACGATTATCGCGATGATGAATCAGAGGACGAAGATTTGCTCAAACTCCGGCGCCTCGTTAAAAATGACAAAATATTAAGCAATAATCGTCCGCCAATGAGATGGACCCACCC